ACGAAACCGACTTCAGGTTTCTTTATCACGTTTGTATGCTCGAAGGTTGTCAAATGCTCATATTTGACGGCAATCTTATCGTATATAACGAACAATATATCGAAAACCAAAAGGCAATCGAAACTCTGGAAGTCGGCGAGGACGGCGTGTTCACATACGAGGATACGAGCGCGCAATCCTACGGCAGCGCGGAGGTAGCAAGCGGTATATTTTCGGGACGTTTCCAAAACCCGAACGCGAAAACAACACGGATACTTCGACCGGACGCTCCTATTCAGGTAACAAGCAATGCTGAAGCCGGACGTTTCGCTAAAGGATTACTGCGGAATGCCAACAAAGGCGAAAAAAGCGGCTTGTTTTCAAAGGGATTAATGCTGGGATATGCGGCGGCGAGTTTACTGGAGTTGGAAACGCCGAAAGCGTCGGCGTGGAACAGTACGGTGTTTGTCACCAAAGTCCGGCACGATTATATAGGCAATAAATCAACAATTTATTTCAGAAAACCACTGGAGGGATATTAATGCCGGGAGTTATCGAAAAAGGGATTATAACAAACATAGACGGGAATAAAGCCCGCGTAAGTCCATCAGATGCTGCGGGACTCGTTTCCGCGCAAATAACCATACCACAGCGTCTGCGTTCAAATTCGGGAAATCTCGAAAAAGGCACGGCGGTTGTATATGTTTTATTTGACGATCAAACCGGCGTGTTACTTGAGCGCATTGACGGAGAGGGGAACGGATTATGGCAGTAATGGCAAAATGGCGGGAAAAAAGTTGGGAAGTCTCACCGCATAAAGTGAACGCAATAGAAAATCTCTCGTTTGCATACGAGCAAAAAGCCGAAAATAACAAAGACGCAGAAGGATCGCCGGCAACAAATGAACGCGGCATGGAGTTGTTTTTTCTTTCGTTTTCGTGCGTGCTTCACTCTGGAGCCGGCGTGGATGTAATGAAAGAAATTGAGAGCTGGCAAAGCCTTATATCCAAAACCGGAGTATTTTATTTGAACGGTAAACAGCTTGGCCCGAATCTCCAGCTCCGCAAGGTATTTGTTGGCAACACCATGCTCGACGACTTCGGCAGGATCAGGCTGGCTACGCTTTCGTTCACTCTAAAAGAACATAACAGTACGTCGGAATCGTCTGCGGCAAAAAACACGAAAGCGTTATCGGTCGGGGCAAGCGCGGCGGATAAAGAAGCGAGAAAGTCGTCAAACAGTCAATTAAACCATGCTGCCGTAATAAATTTGTGAGGAGGTGCGCCATGTTAGCGAGCGGAAACGGGCGGCCGGAAGTGTGCGCCCTTAATTTACTACGAATCACTCGCGGCGAAATTCCATACGACCGGATAAAAGGACGAACCGGCATATTGACGGACAGCCCAAGCGGTGTTGCGATAGACGACACCATCGCGGATGCCGAGTGGCTGCTCAGGATATACGAGCCTCGGATAGAACCGGACGGAATCGACATCGACGCGACGTTGAGTACTTTCGGGGAATACGGAATAGACGTAAACATAATCAAAAAAAGGGAGGATAACTGATGGCAGATTTAAACTTTATCACTACAAACGCCACGGAAATATACAACGAGATACTTACGGAACTCGAAAACGGCGTGTCGGAACCGTTATATCCGGGCGATGAGCGCCGGATATTCGGCGAGGCTCTCGTGGCATTGACTGTAATTATGTACAATGCAGTCAATGATGCCGCCCGACAGAAAATGCTCCGGTATGCTCGCGACGAAGTGCTGGACGCCATCGGCGAAAACCGGGGGATAAAACGATACTTGCCCGTACCGTCAATAACGACGATGCGCTTTTTTGTTGATACTCCAGTCAGCAGTAACATCGTTATAATTGCCGGAACCCGCGTCACAGGTGACTACATACGGTATTTCGCTACAAACCAAACCGCCGTGCTTATGGCTGGCGCCAGCTTCGTGGATGTTGGCGCGACTTCAATCGGCGGTGGCGAAGAATATAACAACATTCCCATCGGCGAAATTAATACGCTTGTAGATTTATCGAACGCGCCGCTTATTGACAGGGTGGAAAATATTAAACCTACGTCTGACGGCAGCAATAAGGAAAGCGACGAAGCGTACCGCGACCGGATACGGAACGCGCCCGACAGCCTCTCTACGGCCGGCCCGGCTAACGCATACCGCTACTGGGCTATTTCGGCAGACTCGACCATTGCCGACGCGGAGGTGGAGTCGCCGTCTCCCGGTGTGGTTCTGATTACGCCGATAGGATACGGCGGCGTAGTGCCGGACGAAACTCTGCTTGCGAAAGTATCGGCGGTTTGCGCCGCCGATGACATACGGGTACTGACAGACCAAGTGCTGGTTCAGGCTCCGAGCGTTTTGCAGTACGACATAGAACTGATATATCATACCACGGCGGCGAACGAATCAAGCGTCGTGCGAAACATTGAAGAAAGCGGCGGAGCGATAGACCGTTATGTTTATTGGCAAGGCTCCGCACTCAACCGCGATTTGAATCCCGACCAACTACGGAGGCTTATTCTTGCGCCTGACTGGACAGAGGGGCTTATAGGTGCCGAACGCGTGGAAATCATCCAGCCGCAGTTTGCACAACTGAACGCAACCACCGTCGCTAAATTTTCCGGCAACTTGAAAGTATCGCACACGGTAAGGAGGATTTAGCTATGGGTATGAATATATCAAACGCGGACATTCTCGCCCTGCTTCCCCTTTTTATGCGCGGAGACGAGACAAACGCCGCGCTCTCCCGCGCCGTTAATAAGCTGATAAGGGAACTTGGCAGCAGGATAAAACAGCTTCGCGTTTGGGACCAGATAGAAAACCTCGACCACGCCGACCTTGACGAGCTGGCGTGGGAACTTAACGTGGACTGGTACGAAACCGGAATGAGCCTCGAAGCGAAGCGGCAAACCATCAAATACGCGCAACAGATACAAGCGAAGCGCGGCACCAAGTGGGCGGTCGAACATCTTATATCGGCGTACTTCGGATGCGGGTACGTCGCGGAGTGGTTCGAGACAGGGGGCGAACCGTACACGTTTTCAGCAGAGATCACTAACAGCGATTTGCGAGATTTAAGTGTGAAACAATTTGTCGAAGCTGTCAACGCCGCCAAAAGCGTCCGCTCACATCTTGTCAGTATCGGTTTACCGCTTATTATTTTTACCAACCGCAATGTTTTCTCATTCCTTGATTTAAAGATAGGATTCAGGCTCAGGAACCGCGGAACCCTACACTTTTCCGGTTTCGTCTTTGATTCGCGGATAATCAATAGCTTTCCCAGCATGAACGCGCAGCGTATCAGCATGACGGGGTATGCCGTGAAGAACAGATTTAATCTCACCGGAACCGTGGCGAAAACCGCCCCGGGAAAACTTAACGGCAGTTTTAAGCTCGACGGCTCGCAAAAACTAAACGGAAAATATATTATCTCACAGGAGGATTTGTAACATGGCAGCAGAAAACAGCATAATCACACTATACAGGCGGCAGAAACTTTGTCAGATCACCAGCGGCGCAATCACTTCTATACCTAAGATAACGCACGTCGCATTCGGCGACGGCGGCATGAACGGCAGCGGCGAACCGATCCCGCCTGCAATCGACGCGGCAGGGCTCGCCAATGAAATAGCGCGTTATCCTATCGACGGCGTGACATATCCGCTTGACCCGCTCACTACGGCACGATATACCGCGACTGTTCCGGCGAACGCTTTGCCGGGCGCGTCGATCAGCGAAGCCGCGCTTGTGGACGATGACGGTAAAGTATGCGCGATCCGAACGTTTTTCGTCAAGCGCAAAGACGCGGGCGTGACGTTTACATTTACGTTCGACGATGAATTTTAAAGGGAGGGAAAATTTATGTCAGGACCGAACGGCCCGTATTATGTTATACCGGACGATCCGGAGTATAACCCGAATATACCGAGTTTAGACAATGATGATCCGGCGAGTGCGTCGGAAACTTTTAACCCGTGGATATTACCGGTCATAATTAACAATCATGCCGTAAAACTCAAAGCGGACAAAGCGATGAGCATAGCGGAAGGAGCGGGCAGAGCATGGGTATTCGACGATACCGCACAGCTTGACGCGTGGCTTGCCGTACCCGCCAATGTCGCGTTACTGCAAGTCGGAGATAATCTATATATCCGGAATGCAGACGAGCCTGATTTCTGGTGGGACGGCGGACAAAGGCTGCCGTTATCCACGGAAAAAGTCGTGCTTGAAGAAGCCACGCAGGAACGCGCGGGGATCGTGCAACTTGAAAACAGCGTAACAAGCACATCGAATACGAAAGCGGCAACGCCAAATTCGGTAAAGACTGCGTATGATACAGCTGTAGCGGCCAACGCAAACGCAAACGAACGCGCCCCGTCGAATGCTTCACTTACAGCAGAAACAGGGATGGGGGTAGACGTCACAACACCGGCGGTGGCTTCGAACACCATCGCCACACTGTTGCAGACGATATGGGGGAAGATACGGCAGGTGGGGAATGTGATCACGAACCACACAAACTCAACAACGGCACACACAGCGGCAAACGTGGGAGCCGCGCCGTCATCGCACGTAAGTGCGCGGGGAACGGCACAGCACGGTCTCGCCGGAGGCACGGACGTTACAGCGGGATTCTCGCAGGCGAATTT